CATATGGGCATAGAACAAGTTAAGATGATACCTGATGGATCAGGTAACTTTACTAGATTTATGGGTATGCTTATTGGTAAAAATCATCTAGGTTTTGGAATGAGAAGTTGGCGATATATGGCAGTCATTAATGATGGCGTTGTTGAGAAATGGTGGCAAGAACCAGGTATCAATAATGAAGGATTAGATGATGACCCTTATGTAGAATCAACACCTAAAAATGTAGTTGATTATTTAAGAAGTTGTAAGTAATTATAGAATATCTAACCGTGTGTTAGATGGCGCCGAAGTGTGGTGAAAGCTAGCGTGAGTAATCACACTTTACTTTTATGTGATAATGTGATATATTAGATATATGAACAGCAAAGAATTTAGTTTAAAAATTGAGGCATTAGTCAAAGAAAAAAGAATTCCTTATATGGATGCTGTTATAGACTATTGTAAGGTTAATGACATAGATGTAGGCACAATAAACTCTATGGTTAATAAATCACTCAAAGAAAAAATCAAGTCAGAAGCAATCAATCTAAAAATGTTGAAAGAAAAGAAAGGTGGTACTCTACCTGTATGAACGGATTAGAGTTTTTATATCATCTATTATTTGTAGAAGTTGACAAAGGTCTATGGGGCATTATAGGATTAGGGGTATTTTTTGCTGTTATAAGTATTGTTTATGACTATGGATTTGATGAAACAAGAGATAAACTATAATGTATGGAGGATTTGATGTATTTAAAGTCTATTTGGCAGTTAAACTACATTTTACTTCCAATTATAATTATTTTGATTATGACGGAAAGGTAAATTGTAAACTAGAAACTTTTACTAAAAGAAATGATAGATACTTTTTTCATAAACTTAGCAAGAAATACGGCAAAGATGAAATATTAGATTTCTTTGTTTCTAATTTCTGTGAAAATGATAAAAAGTGGGTAGGTAATTTATTACAAAATGATGGAAGAGAAACATATCTTAATTATAAAAAAATTAAAGACAATTTCAGTTACCATTTTAGAAACGACTTTACTAATATTGTTAACGATTTTAGTAGTAAGCGGATTTCTTTTGATGATGGCTTTCGCTGTAGTGGCGGACAACATCCACGACTTTTACGTTTACTTATTCAAAGGAGAACGTCTTTCCAATCCCTCATTGTGCTTGACCAAATCTTATCGTTTGTCAAAAATTGGAATAAGGAAATTAAAGAAAGGGTTGTATGGCCTAAAATCGCACTTACGATGGCCAGATTAAAACCTTTTATAAATTATAATATGACAGAATGTAAATTAATAATAAAAGAGGTAATAAAAAATGCTTGATATATTAGCAGGTGCAGGTAAAAGTAAATCAAAAATAGAAAAGATAGAATGGATTTGCACAACTTCAGGTGTAGATAAAACTATGCCTGTTATTAGAGCGTCAGAATACAAACACAAATGGCAGATGAAAGCAGTACAAGATATGAAATCAAATGGATCACTTTCAGCGAAACATAGACGAGAGTGGGAAATGCAAGACGCAAATTTAGGTAATAAACAATTTAATCCAGATGATATTAGACACACAGCAAAATGTCCAGCACTACAAATGTGGCATAACACAGGATTTATATTAAGATTACACCAAGATTTAAAAATGAGAACAATAGGTGAAGGTGAAGATTTAACTTGGACTACACCTTTTCAATCAAGTAAAGAACCTTTAGTATCAAAACACTTAACACACTCACTATATCCGTTTTTTGATAACTGGCCGAAAAATACTTTAAAGAAAATTATTAAAATAAACTTGCCTTGGAAAGCAAGAATACCTAAAGGATATAAATTAGTACAAATGCACCCTTATATGCTAGATGATAATAGATTTACAACTATGGCAGGTGTATTACATCCTCATCTAGGACTTGCTGCTGTAGGTACAATTCCAATGTGGATACATACAACAGATGATGAAGAAGAAATAACTTTAGAAGAAGGTACACCACTTGCACAATACATACTTGTGCCACAAGAAGAACCTGATTTTAAAATTATAGATTCAATAGAGGATCCTAATTATGAAAAAGAAGAAAGAATGAATCATCTATTATTATCAGGTAAATTTCAAAGAAGTTATTCCAAAGTAAGAGAGTATTGGAAAAAATACGGATGGTAGAAAATATATTTTGTGTAGGTAATGCTGAAAGTCGTAAGAATATTGATTTAGAAAAATTACGACAACACGGCAAAATATATGGTTGTAATGCTTTATATAGAGATTTTACACCAGATGTTTTAGTTGCAGTTGATATGGGTATTATGCACGAGATATACAATTCAGGTTATGCACAAGACAATCAATGTGTGTTTAGAGATTGGAATAGGATGCCAGGTAATATGTACGATCAGTTACTATGGGCAGGTCAACAATATTCAGACCAAGATTACGATTTAATCAAAAAAGAAAATGTAATCAAAACAAATGAAAGAGGCGATTGTAAAGAGTTTGTTTTACACGGTTCTAATTTAGCAGGTGTTGTAGAGATATTAAAAAAGAATAAGGAACGAGTTGAAAAGAAAGTAAATCACTCATCAATCAATGTTAGTTGGTGTACAGATGATGATAAAGTTAGGACTATCAATTCAATTATGAATCCTAAAGATAGAGGTTGGGCAACAGGTCCTACTTCAGGTTATGTTGCAGTTGCAGATCATCAACCAAAACGTGTATTCTTAATAGGACACGATTTAGAAAGTAAAGATGGTAAACTGAATAATTTATACAAAGATACAAAACATTATGGATTAAGTGAGGCACACAAGACACCTAGTATCAATTGGCGAAGACAATGGAGAGAACTCTTTGGTGAACACCCACATATACGATTTTATAAGGTAAATCCAGACGCAGATAGAAATACCTCACCCATAGATACAAGAATTGACGATTGGGAAGGTGAAAAGAATTTAGAATATATTGACTATACGGCGCTTGACAATATGCTCGGAAAGTGATATATTGGTAATATGTTTGATGTTTTAATATACAGAATTTTAGATAAAGTTGAAACCACTTGTAAGAAGATTAGAGAATATATGATTAACAAGTCATTACCTAGTCCTTGTAAATCTGCTTCTGAATGGCGAAAAGATTATGAAAAGTGGAAAGAAAACTCTACTAAATAATAATGATCCCGATTATATAGGGAACACAAATACAACGAATATAAAAATATAGGAGAATAAGAAAATGGATTTTGAAACTTTAAAATCATCATCAAGTAACTTTGACAAATTAACAAAGGCACTTGAAACAAACCTCAATCCTGAGGATCAATCAAATAAAAACAAATACCAAGACGACAGATTTTGGAAACCAGAGTTAGATAAAACTGGTAACGGTTATGCTGTTATTAGATTTTTACCTGCTGTGTCAGGCGAAGACTTGCCTTGGCAAAGAGTATGGTCTCACGCATTCCAAGGACCTGGTGGTTGGTATATTGAAAACTCATTAACTACATTAAATCAAAAAGATCCTGTGTCTGAAGAAAACACAAGACTTTGGAATACAGGTGTTGATAGTGATAAAGAGATTGCTAGAAAACGAAAAAGAAAATTATCATATTATGCTAATATTCTTGTTGTTAGCGATCCTAAACATCCAGAGAACGAAGGTAAAGTGTTCTTGTACAAATTTGGTAAAAAGATATTTGACAAGATTACTGAATCAATGCAACCTGCTTTTGAAGACGAGGCGGCAATCAACCCATTTGATTTTTGGAAAGGTGCAAACTTTAAACTAAAAATTAGAAAAGTTGACGGATACTGGAATTATGATAAGTCTGAATTTGAAAGTGTGTCAGCAATTGCTGATAATGATGAGAAGATCAAAACAATATGGTCAACTCAACACGCTTTAAAACCTTTCTTAGCAGCAGATAATTTTAAAACCTATGAGGAACTCAAAGAGAAACTGAATAGGGTGTTATCGGGTGCTAGAAAAACTGAAACCGTTGCTGTTGCAGACCTCCCGCCTTCAACTAACGGTTCAGCAAAAAGTATAAGTGAAAGTCCAGTTGCTAGTGAAGATGAC